TATAGATAACGGAGCGGAAAAGATTTCAAAGATATGAGCCTTTGCCTTATTATCAATATAATTATTAAGGTAATATTCTGCCGCTATGCTTGTAATCATATCACCAAACTCCGCCTTTGCAGTATCCCTTATAATTGCAGGAACTCCAGCGTGGACAAGTTCAAAACGTGTTCCTTTCACAGGTACCATAAATGCAATATTTTCAGGCATATATCTAACCACGCCACTTGCATCCTCATAAACCTCATCATAAGTCCATACATTTAAAATGTATGCTCCTGCAACAATTCTACCATGGTATCCAGCACCAAAGGCCGTTGCTTGTGGCATATTAATATCAATTAATTGGACTTGGTTGTAATTTGCATTATTTTTAAAATAATCCGTTTTTTTCAAATCAACCCAAGCTTTTCCAGACATTACCAAATTAAATTCAGGAGTTCCATTTTTACCTTTGTTTCTAACAAATTCCGCTCCTGCAATTAATTGTTTCTCAACATCCGCAGAAGTTGTACTCCAATAATTACCTGCTCCTAAATCAACTTTTGAAGTTGCTTTCCTTTTAAAGTCCACATTATCTCCGTTATTAAGAGTAACCACACCTGTTTCAAAAACTTCAGCACACTGTTTTTCTTTTGCACGTTCTATTTTTGCACGCAAAACGCTATATTTTGCCTGAACATCTGAAACCATATATCCGATAGTTTGAGGAACTACATTTTCAGCCATTCCAAAAAGCCTATCGTATCTGTCCAATTGTGTGGCATCAAAATTTTCATTATAAAAAGGTGGAATAAATTCCTTTTCCGTACTCCTGGAAAAAGTATTTCTTTGTCCGTCAACTCCTCGTAAAACGTCCACCGCTATTTTTTCCGAACCTCTTTGAACCTCAATTCCTATAGTTTTTGTTGCAAATGTTTTCACATTGAAAAAAGACCGTAAAAAAGAAGGTGTTGGAATATCCTCTTTAAAAGCTTGCAAGTAAGCCTTGGTAAATAAATTTCTTGCTTGTTGTATTGGTAAGTTTCCCATTTCTTCTTTTTTTTATTGATTATCAAAATTTGTTAATTCCACAGCATCTTCCAAGATTAAACCTAAATCATTAAGCCAATCCTTTATCATTCTGCCACCAACAACCGTATCCAAAGACTGCCCTGTTACTGAAAAATTTATTTTTCCCTCTGCAATACGTCCTTTGTTTACAAGTTGTATTTTTTCAGTATCACCATCCAAAACCGTTTGGTCAATAATACATATACCTACAGGATATTGACTTCCGTCGGTTGCAGTTGCATCCATAGGAACTAATAAACCTGATGCCGAAACCCGTCCTAATACCAATCCTTGTTTAAGGTCAACATCTGAACCAGATGCCTCTAAATTACCATTAATAAAAGAATTAAATCCAAGTATAAATTTACTTACATCATAATTGGTTATTAATTGGTTTGTTGTTTGTAATACATTAATTACCTCACTCATAATTCCTTATTTTTTTTCAGTTTCTAATCCTAACATTCCGAAAACCTCTGCCTTTGCCTCAGAAAAATTTTTCTTTTCAGCTTCGATTTTTTCATTTTCTTTTTTAGTTTCTTCTGGTATTACAACCTCTTCCACATTTTCAACTTTTAAGTTTCCCAAAGCTGCTTGGCTCATTGCTTTAAGACTCATTTCTGCAATGGTCTTTTGGTTTACATTTTCTCCTTCTGAAATACCTTTTTTACAAGCTTCCAAATCAAGTTCTGAAAATGCCATCCAAGCTTCAATTCTATCCTTTTCCGCAGTCGCTCCAGCTTTGTGGATTTCTGCATATAATTCAGGATGATTTTCCTTTAATTCTGCAATTGTCATTTTTTTACCTTTTTTGTTAATATTTATATTTACCTTATCCTTTTCCTCGTTATTGCTACCTTGCAATGGCAATCCGCTACCTTGCGAACATACCGCACTTGAAAAGGCTATTAAATTTTTATTTATTGCTTCAATTTCTTTCGGCTCCAATCTTTTTATCCTATCAATTAATCCAATTTTCTTTGCCTCTTTTGCATTCAACCAAATATCCCGTCTTTCTTTATTTTCAAATAAATCCTTAATTGATATTCCAGCAACTTCCTCAAAAACCTTTTTATCGAATTTTTTTTCCATTTTACTTCTTAAGGTTTTATTAACATCATCTAACATTTTTTGGTCATCCTCAGTTTGAACCCATGCCGTTGCTCTATGTATCATAAATGAAGTAACATCCAGAGCCTCAATATCACCGAAAAAGAGCATAAGGAAAAAAGCCATACTTGAGGCGTTTCCATCCACTTTTAAAAACGTTTTGCCCGTCCTTTCTTTTAATGCGGCGATTATACCCCAACCGGCAAAAACACTACCTCCAGGGCTATTTAAACGTACCGTAATATCCTCATCCTGTGGAATTTCGTTTAATTTATTAATAAACTCTTCCGCCGTAAATGAATAAATGCCTGAATATAATAATAATTCCTTCATTTTATTGTTTTTTTGTTACTTCTTTTTTATATAAATCTTCATATTGAATGGCAAAATCATTACTAAATTGCTTTTCCTTTTCTGCTTTCAATACGATTGCCTGATAATCTCCTGTATTAAGTGCCTCGCATGCCTGTTCCGCAGTGGTTAAAGGTATATTTTTAAGCAATCCGCCTAATTTCTCCCTTTCTGCCTTTACTTCTTTAACTGGGTCAATATGAGGAACCGTTGTTCCTATAAATCTGCAATTTTTAAACGCTGCCAAAGTCATAATATCATTTTTTTGAAAAGCCTTTAAATATCCTTCAATTGTTATTCCATTATTCAGTACAAAAACATCCAACCAAAAATCATAAAATGGTTTATAAAAACCATTTTCCATTAATGTAATTCTATCGGTAAACATTTTATATTCCCAGCTTTTTAAAGCTGCTCTACTACCTGAATAAGCTCCTCCGAATTTATCCATTGCAACTTCTGGCGGTATTCCAAGGGTTGCAAAAACAATATCCATGTTTTTTTCAAGAAACTCCGTAAAATTCAAATCGGTTTGGTACTGATGTCCTTTTAATGTTGAACCGACAGGCATATTATATGTTTGCTTTGTAGTGGTTTGGGCAATTTTTGAGGCAATTGGCTCACAACTTGCAAAACTATCGGTTTCTGGGGCAACTCCTTTATTTTTACCCATGCTTTGTGCCAATTGTTTTATCATAGGATTTTCTCCGTCTGAAAATTGGTTGTGTTCTATTGTATAAGGTATTTTTGCATTTTCCTCAGCACTTCCCAAGGTTGCATCTTTATACCTATCCATTTTTGATGCCGTTTCTAAAACTGCACCTAATAAACTCATTCCTCGAACATCACCTATTTTGTATTTTAATCCATAAAATAACCATGCTTGACGCCTTCCCGTTTTCTTTGCAACTGCTGGAATATATGAATAGGAAAAATCTCCATTATTAACAAAATATCCAACATGAGTTCCTTTTTTATTTATTTCAACTCCTTGTTTAATTACATTACCTCTTTTTGTTACTTTTGCCGCATGATTTCCGCCGATTGGAGTTTGTATATGATAACCATCTATAAGTTGTAAATTTCCGCCTGTTTTGTCATATCTTTGCACGCAAAGGACATCACCTGAAAGAACTGCATTTTTTAAAGCTTCTTTTGCCAAGGAATGTAAATTTTCTTCCTTTGAATATGATGCCTCTTTTGTTTTAGCAAATAATCTAAAATATGCCTCCACTTTATTTGTAAAATCTGTATAATTAACATTTATACCTTTATCATCCAAAATTAATTTTATTGGGTCAGATTGCAATTTTAATCCTGAACCTACAATCCACAATAAATATTTTTTTATAGCATTCTGTATAATATCACTTTCTAAATATGCTTGCCAACTCCTCGCTCTTAAAGTATAATAATCTAAATAATAATTTTTTGGATTTCCAAGTTCAAAGGGAGTTTTTTCTCCATCAAACGGTATCATATTTGCACCACTCCAATTTGAGTAGCTAAATGCCTCCTTTGAAGTTTGCAAACTTGCAGTTTTACCGATATTTAAAAAATCAAAAAATCCCATTAATTCAGTCCTTGCCAAGGTCTTAAAACCATACCTCGTCCGTTTAATTTATTCAATAATTTGTTTTTTATTTGTTCAAACCCAAAAATAGCCTTTGTAATTGCATCAAAAGACCTATATTTTGTGCGGATTTTTATTTGTCCATCATCAATTTGGTACTCATCCGTAAACGCATCACCAACATTTTCAACGGCTCGTAGTTCTAAGGCAAGTATAATTGCATTAATTCGGGCTAACCTTTCGGTTAATCCTGTTGCTCCTTCAATATATACCGTTTCCGTACAAGTCATTTTAAAAGTTTTTAAACTTTGTAAAAATACAAAATTAAAAGAAGAAAAAACAAGTTTTTTAAAAAATATGTTAAAAAACATATAAAATATTAATATTTAGTTTTGTATATTAATATTTATTTATATATTTGCATTATATTTAATTAATAACATTTAAAAATTTAGCAAAATGAAAACTACTTTAAAAGAATTTACGGCAAAATTAGAATTAAGAAAGCAATTGCAAAACAACCAAGAAAATTTAGTTCCTTCACATCAAGGAAATAATAATTATGCAAAAGAATATACAGAAATAAAAAAAGAACTTGAAAAATTAGAAAATGATTTTTTTAAAAATTTATTAATTCCTGTAAGATTTTTTATTGGATATAGAATGTACACCGAGGAAGTTTATAAAGTAGGTAAATCTTATTTTGACGGTCGTCGGAAAATGACTCAATCAAACGGGTATAGGTCAATTACTGAAATTCCAGAAATAACGGAAGAAATGAAGGAAAATATGTTGGCGGATATGTATCACTATTAAAAACAAAGAAAGCACTCATTAAATGAGTGCTTTTTTTTAAATATATATCTTTATGTACCTATGATTTGATAGAGTAGCCTATTTCTATGTAGCTTAATACCGTCAAATGTTCACTTTTATATAAATAACATTGTAAAGGGTAGTACTGCCACTTCTTATATAGTTGTTTTTCGCCCTCCTTAGAACTTAATATTTGCCTATTTAAAATAAATGTTTCTTTTGCTTCATTTATTCCCACGTTTAAGGCTCTATTTTTAAACACCATTGCGGCATCTAAACCAATAACGTCAGGATTTACAAAAACATTTTCCTTTAAAATTTTTCCTTGGTGCTGTTTTATAATATCAGCCTTTGCAGGCGGACTTATAAAAACTAACATAACAAAGGAAAAAAGTAATAAAATTAAATTTTTCATTTTACCTTGTTTTTAATTATTAATAAATTTAGTTTGCAATAATAATAATAATATTTTAATTCTACAAATTTTTTATTATTTCGGCAAATTCCGCCCATGTGCTATATCTTTTTCCTAATTCCTTCATTATATTAGAACTTACAATTTTCCGAAGTGCTAAATTATAAACCGCACAATCAAAGAAATGGTTTGGTGTGCTGGTGTGCTTTCTTACCCATTTCCAGCCTATCGGTTCGCCGTCCTCGTTTGTTTCTATTTTCTTTTCCTCTCCTTCATATTCCTTAAAATATTTTAGGGTATATTTTTTTTCTTTGTGATTAGGCATTGGAAAATTTATAAATCCACTTGGCTGTGGCATTTCTTTATTCCATCTTAATTCTACCATTTCAGCAAATTCATCCTTTAATAAATCAGTTTCTAAAATGTACAAATTAGGTCTTTCTCTTGCAGGTTTAAACTTTGCCAAATCCACGCCTGCTTTCTGCATTTTTCTGGTTACGTTTCCTTTTACCCCGACAATCTGCCCTGGAAAACTATCAATAAAGGCATAAGCATAATGAGTATAATATCCTGTATCCACTCCTGTCAGCATAATCCTTTTTTGTTCTCCGTCGTCCGTAGGATAATCAATATTAATAACCTCATTATAAAAAAAGTCCCAAACATTATCCCGCTCACCCTTTCGATATGTCCACCTTTCTCTTTTTAAATCTTTATTCCCAGGATAATATGTTCCTATACTTCCATGAACTATGCTATAAATTGAACCGCTTGCAGAATGTCCTACAACTTCATAATCCAACCTTGCATCATCCAAGGTTCCGTTCAGGTCACAGGAACAGGTTAATAATATTATTTTTCCATTCCCATCTTTTATACTTAAATCATTTGGTACCAGACCGTGTTCATATTGTCTGGTATTTTGTTGCAGCTTATTACTTTTTATTTTGCTTTGTTTTTCCTCCCACGGAAATCCTAAAACTAAATTTCTAAAAACCTTTAATTTGTTTTGAATAGTTTTTCCATCTTTATAGGTTTCTAAATATTGATAAGCATAATGGGTCCAATCATACATTTGAGGTGCGGCCGATAATGCGGAAATATGATAGGAATAAATTCCCGGGCGTTCAGGTTTTGCAGTCGGTATCCATTTTCCTAATAAATTAATTTCATATTTTTTACTTTCTTTAAAAAACTCTCCGCACTCTTGGCAAACATAACCTACGGAGCTTTCTACTAATTGTCCTCCATCGTCCTTTTCAAAAACAACTCCTACAGGTTTACCTTCCTTATTTTTATCGTGCCAAATTAATTCAATATATGTTCCACAATGCGGGCAAGGGACGTGCCATTTTCGTTGGTCTCCTTTTAAATATACCGTTTCAATATTACTGGGTTTTGTTTCGGGTGTTGAAATATAATATTGTTTCATCGTGTTAGCATTCGTTGAAAATCTTTGTTGCAACAAATCAAAAATATTTCCTTGCTTTTTATCACTTAAAGGAGCGGCATCCCAATCATCAAAAAACCCATATTGGATACTTCTTTGCTTTCCTAATTTATCAATACTTTGCAAGCCTCCAGCAAATAATCTACCACCGGCATATTCCTTATAATTGCTTGTATCTCCCGTCCTTTGATTTCTTTTTCTTATTGTGTTAGGTCTTATTAAATGCTGGATGCCGCAGCTTTGGATACCACTATCCAAACGGCTTTCTATCATTTCTTTACTCAATTGGTCATTTGCAGCCAACGCCATAATATTCCCGGGATGGTTTGCTATTATCCATAAAATTCCATTAACAATTACTCCTTCAGTAAATCCAATTTGTGCGGATTTCATTACTGCCACTATCTTTGCAGGGTGGTAAGGGCTTAAAGTATCCACAATTTCTCGCAAATATGGGGTTATATTATACTTAAATTTTCCCTGTATCGAACTAACATCCGAGCCTAATGTCCTAAATTTTTCAGCATATTGTGAGGGCAAATAATCCAATTTTTTTGTCCTTATTTCACCAAATAAAGCTTCAAAATGTTCAAATATATAATCCGTTTTTTTCATTTTCTTTCCCCCCTTGCCCTTACTTCTTGATATTCAGATTGTATGCCTTTTAATCCTTGCAATAGATGTTCTTTTGCATTTAATTTTATTGCAATAAGTTTTTCTGCCAATAATTGTTTTAATTCAATAAATTGGTCATGCGAACCGTCCAGCCTTTTTATAAATATATTTGCCAAACTATCCACCTCTTGGTTATATGTGGTATCAATTGTTTCTACAGCATACAAAAATACAGTTTTTACAGCATCATATGGAATTAATTGACCTTTGATTTTTTTAATTTTTAAATCATCCAATACCACTTGGTTTTGTATCCTCTTTAATTCTAACCTCCTTTTTTTCTCAACATAATTTTCATTGCTTTTTTTTGTAGGTTTTTGAACAGTTTCCATTTCGGGTGGCAAATCTTCCTCCTTTTCTTCATTGCCCACAATAGTTTTTTTTTGAATAACTTTTTTAGGCCGTGGTGTTAATTTTTTGCTTTGCTTTTTCAGTATTAAACTTAAATCAAACTCCTTTCCTTTTGATACCATATTATTTATCCATAATAAATTAATAGGATTTTCAATATCATAGGTTTTATTATCCTCGCGGATTAATTTTTCATTTTTCAAAGCCATTGCTATACTTGCCGCGGACACACCTAATGCCGTTGCAAATTGACCTGTTTTTAAATATTTTATCTCCATTCAATTAACTTTTTTAATTAATTAACTTTTGCAAATATACAAAAAAATTAATTAAATAGTTAATTAGGCAAATCTGTGCAAAAAAAATAATAAACGGAGTGCAATCGTAT